AGAGATTGATACAAGACTGATTCAAGTTGAAAATCCTGATTATCGCCTGATCATTGAACGAGATAAATGTGAAGCTTTTGGTGGAATTCCTGTTGAAAGCTTCGCAAATGAAGATGATCTTTTTGTGATTTGTGCATTCAAAAAATGAATCGTTTGCGATTGTGTCAATTTTGTACCATAATTTGATTGATTTTTTATTCAGAAAAAAATGACAAAGGCAATTGGATCATCGGGTACAGAAATTTTTTCAGGTATTATTTCCGAAGATTATAATACCTTGCTTGAATTTCCTCAGTCAGTCGATGCTTTTGATGAAATGCGAAAAGGTGATGCATCCGTCAAGGCGATACTTCAAGCGGTCAAACTTCCAATTATAAATGGAACTTATTTTGTGACACCTGCGTCAGAGGATGCAAGAGATATCGAAATCGCAGAGTTTGTCGAGTTCGCTTTATTTGAGCATCTCGTTTGGAAAAACTTTCTCAGGCACATGCTCGTGGCTTTTGATTTTGGATTCATGTGTTTTGAAAAGGTTTATATGAAAATGGATGATAAAATTCTTTTCAGGAAAATTGCACCACGACTTCCGAAATCAGTTCAAAGTTGGTTGACTGATAAGAAAGATGGTGGAGATGCTGATAATCCTGGAATCGAACAGCAGATTTTAAATGATCTTCGCGGGAAAGATTCAGCGATCGTAAAGATACCATCCGCAAAAGTATTCAGGATCACCATTGATCAAGAGGGAGATAATTATCAAGGAATAAGTTTACTTCGTTCTGCGTATAAACACTGGTATTTCAAGGAAAACATGTACAAAATTCAGGCTCTTGGAGCAGAAAGAACAGGGGTCGGTATTCCAGTCGCAAGGCGAACAGAAAATACTCCGATTCAAACATCTGAAAAAAGCGAGGTTGAAAAATCCTTGAAAGAACTCAGAGCGAATGAGAAACAATACATGATCGAACCTTTCGGTTGGGAATTCAGGTTTGAAACAGCAGGTTCAGCTTTTGATTTTGATGGAGCGATCAGACACCACGACAGACAGATCACGAAATCAGTTCTTGCACAGTTCCTTGAACTCGGAGTAAACAAGGGTGCTTTATCTCAGGGAAAAGCTGATCAAGAATTATTCCTGAAAGCTGTGACTGCACATGCTGAAATGATCCTTGAAAATGTGAACAGGCAACTTGTCCGTGAACTCGTTGATTTTAATTTTGATGGTGTTGAACAATACCCTTTGATCGAAGTATCTGGAATTGAGCAAGAAAATATTGCTCTTTTGACGGATTCTGTAAATAAGTTGGCACAAAAAGGATTCGTGACACCAGATGATCAGACTGAAAAAGCTTTACGAAGAATCCTTGATCTGCCTGAAATGGAAGAGGATGTGGAGCGTGTTCGGAATACTCCAACGGAGAAAAAACCAGAGGTTGAGAATCCAGAGAAGAAAAAAAGAGAAGTGGATAAAGATGAAGAAAAGGAACAAATCGACAAAGAAAAAAAGAAGATTGAAAAATCTGATCAAAAAAAAAAGTTAGCTGATGATTTTATCCCTTTTCGAAAACTTACACTTGCCGAAGAAAAGATTGATGTCAAAAAAATGCGAAAGTTTATGGACAGATCAGAGGCGGTCAAAATCGCTCTTTCTTCAAAAACCTCAAAGAAATTACAGAAAGAACTTAAAAAGAACTCTGAAAAATTTATTGAAGATGGCAAATTCCCTGCGATAAGTCCAGAGATGAACACAGAAAAAGCCGAACTGAAAAAGAATCTTCGGACTGCATTGAATACTGATTTTGAGTTCGGAAAAACAGAAGCGGCATCTGAACTGAATGCAAAAGGTCGGGTCAAGACACCTGCATCTGCTCGTGCTGTTTCAAAGGTTCAGTCTGATGCTTTTGTCGATAAACATTTTCAGGATTTACACAATGAAGCAAAACTTGTATCGACTGAATCACTTAAAAAGGGTGCAAGTAAATCAGGTGTTGCTTCGGCAGTCGGTGCTTCAATCGCTTCAACAGCTGATCGACAGATTGGGTTGTTTTCGTCAATCTCAACAAATGGACAGATAAACTCAGGAATCGGAACATCTTATGATCAGTTTGGAAATCTTATCTGGGGTTATCAGTATTCTTCAATACTTGATGATCGAACTTCAAATGTATGCTTATCTCTTGATGGGCGTGTCACAAGGAAAAGAAACCAACTTCCACAACCGCCAGTGCATGCTTTTTGTCGGTCCAGAATTGTCGCAGTTCGAAAAGATCAGGAAGAAAAACCGAACCTGAATCCACCACCAGAATCAGTCATGAAAAATATTTCACCTGATCCTTTTAAAACAAAACAGCCGAGTACTCCGACAAACGTCAAAGATTCACCTGCAAAAAAGCAGATAAATAAAAATAAAAAATAACTGGACAATATTGGGGCTTTCCGCTTAAAATAAAGATAACAGATTTAAAAAGATGAAAGACCTGAAAACAATTACACGCTTTCGGAACATCGGCGGTCAAGCATTCCTTGACTCAGATGCTTCGCAACCGCGTAATTTATTTGGCTCTGAATCTTTGAAGCTTCAAGATGATGCTGAATCATGGATTGATATAATTCGTGTTGGCAACTGGAAAGGCTCTTTTAAATCTTTCGAAATCACGAAGAAAACATTGCAAGATTTTATTAATAATTTCAAAGGTAATGTTCTCGGAGTAAAAACAAAAGAACTGCAATTTAATTATGGACACCAAGCAGATCGAGAAGCGGCAGGCTGGATTACTGATCTTCGGATCACTGGCAGAACGCTTCAAGGATTGGTTCGGTTTACACCAGATGCGGTTCAAAAAGTAAAAAACCAAGAATACAAGTTTGTATCTGCTGAAATTGATTTTGAATTTAAGGATCAAGAATCAGGAAAGGTCACAAATAATGTTCTTCTTGGTGCAGCACTCACAAATATTCCATTTGTGAAAAAGATGAAACCAGTCGTTCTTTCTGAGATGGGCGTTTCATCTGAAAACATTTTCGTATTTAATAATTCTTATTCAAAGATGGACAATTTCAAAACATTGCTTTCAACTTTGCGAGCGAAAAAAGAAGTTTCGCTTGATGAGGTGGCATTACTTGAACTTTCAATGGCTTCACTTTCAGAAGATGATCGTGCGAGTGTTGAAAAAGATGTCGCAGACATTAAAAAAACTGCAACTGAACTTTCTGCGAAGAAAGTGAAAGATGAAGAAGAAGAATCTGAGCAAGCTGAAAAAATGAAGAAAGAACTTTCTGAACTTCGTGAAAAATCCAAGGCAGATGATAAGGCGAAAGAAGCGACAGTAAAGACACTTTCCGCTGATCTGGAAAAAGCACAAAAATCTCTTTCTGATCAACAGTCTGAACTTGACACGATGAAAGCTGAAAGACGATCTGAAAAAACTTCGATTGAAGTAAAAAAGCTTTCTGATACTGGAAAAATTCTTCCAAAAGATGAAGCTTCAACTCTTGAACTTTTACTTGATCTTTCTGAAAAGAAAGCAGAAGCATGGCTTGAACACCTTTCTTCAATGCCTGCACGACTTGATTTTTCTGAGATCGGATCAAATGATCAAGGAACAGAGGATCATGAGGGAGTAAAGAAACTGGCAGAGGAAAGATTCGCAAACGATAAGTCAAAAACCTTGGCTGATCACATGACTGATATTTATCGAGACAGGCAATAATCAGTCAAAAATTTTTTGTATTTTTTAATTTGATTTTAAAATGGCTTCAACAGGAGTTGTATCAAGCGACGTTCAAACACGCACAGTCAAAATCGACACTAATCTTTCTGGAAAGGAATATTATTTCGTTGATTTTGATGCATCAGACGATGATGTTGTGAATCTCGCAAACGATCAGACACTTCCACCTTTTGTATTGGTCGAAGGTGCAGACGGTTCTTCCACACCAACAACAGGAACAATCGTTTTGAAAGGAGTGACAAAACTAAAGATCAATGAAACCGTCACCGCTGGGAAATTCCTTGTTCCAACCGCAGCAGGCTTGGGAGAAATTGGGGATGCAGCAGGTGAAAGATATGGTGCAATCGCACTCGCAGGTGGAGTTCAGAATGACATTATTCCAGTTCTTGCGATTCAAGGAGAACTTGAGGCAAGCGATGCGTAATTTTTTGTATTTTTTAATTTGTAATTTAAGATGGCATTTCCAACACTGTCAAGCGGGCGAGTTGACAAACAACTGTCAAATATATCGCTTGCGTACACAAACGATAATTACATCCACGACAAAATCTTGCCACTCGTTCCGAATCTGAAAGAAGAATCTGGAAAGATCGGAACATTCGGTAACGAACATTTACGGGTGTATGAATCAGTAAAAACAGGGCTTTTTGATGAAAGCTCGCACCGAATTGAGTACAAGCAGACAAATACGACAGGATATCAAATCGATTATTTTGATATGGATGCGTATGTGCCTGATCGACTCAAAAATCAGCTTCAAAAACCATTTGATGCAAAACGTGATGCTCTTGATACTCTTGAGGAAGCACGGAATGTATTAATGGAAGATGGGCTTGCGACTGCTCTTGCAGACGCAACAGTTTTGACCAACACTTCAACGCCATCTGCGTTGTGGGACGATCAAGTCAACTCTGATCCTTTACTTGATATTGAAACAGCATGTGAAGCGATCCGAGCGGCAACAGGTCGAAGACCGAACAAATCATGGACAAATTCCTCAGTAATTTCAAAACTCCAAACACATCCTCAATTTATTGATAAGGTGCGAGGAATTAACGTGACACTTTCGAAACAGCAGGTTATCGGAATTATCATGGATTTCTGCGGATTGAAAGAACTTCATGTCGGGTCAGCGATCAAGATTACTTCGAAGGAAGGTCAAGCAACTGAAACGAAAGGTAATATCTGGCAAGACGATTTCGGATTGTATTACGCACCAGATCGTGCATCACTTCGAACTCCAGCTTTCGGATATCGTTTTGAACTCTCAGGACAAAACAAAAGAGTTTCATCACGTCGAAATAAAGGAGATCGTGGAGACGATGTTCGTTTGGAATGGGCGTTTCAAGATAAGATTCTTGATGTCGATTCAGCGTACTTACTTGATCAGGTTATTACTTAATATTTCCGTATTTTTTAATTTATTTTTAAAATGTTTCTTGAAAGATTATTCAACGCAGTTGGAGCAAAATCGCTTCAAGAAGTCGGGAATGTTCAAACGATCAATTCTCAGTCAATTCGTGTCCATACACTTGATGAAAGTGGGAACGTATTATCAGCATCGGGAACTGTGACCGTCACAGATGGCGGATCAGGTTATGCGGTTGGTTGTACTTATCGAGATACGAATGTCGGAGCAGGTGTCGAGGGATTTTATGTGAATATCGGAACGACTTCCGCTTGTCAGTTCGAACTTCTCGGACAAGTTGACACAGCCGATATCACAGACGGAGCAGTAACGAATGTAAAGCTTGGAGTTCCAAAGCTTGTAACTTATCAGGAAACTTTCGCCTTTGGTGATATGACTGATGGTGGAGCAACCACAGGAACATTCGATTTATCAGTTTCAATTCCAGAGGGTGCGATTGTTGTTCAATCTTTTATCGATGCGGTCACAGGATTCGCAGGCGATACGAGTGCAACTTATCAGCTTGGAGATGGAACAGATGTGGATCGATATAATACTGGAACACCTGATGTATTCAGTGATGCAGATCACGTCGATGCAGGTGCTGTATCAGGAACAGCTTATCATGCAGCAGCGAAAACTCCGAAAGTCACGATCACTACTGCGGCAGATTTCACTTCTGTTTCAGCAGGGGAATTGACAGCAACATTGATGTATTATCAGAGTGTATAATATTTCGACTTCAAAGAAAGCTGATCATTTGGTCGGCTTTCTTTTTACTTGAAAAGAGTTTGACATTTTCAGAAAAATGATTATGTTGTGAGTACGTTTTCATGTGACTGAAAAGTCACCGAAAATTAAGAAGGCAGTCAAAGCAAGTTCACGCTTGCTTTTTCTGTATGTGATCGATAATCTCAAACAGCACATTTTTCATGGTGTGCGGTTTTCTTCAAAAGGGCAGAAATTTATTTTTTTGCCTTTTTGGGGTTTTCAATTTAAACTTTGAACAGTTCTTAATTTTTTTACACCATGCCAAAAAAGAAAAAGTCCATTTTCAGCGGAGAAGAAAAAGAAGAAACTTCTGAGCAAGCGGATGTTGGGGCTTCGGATGAAAAAGAGGAAGCACCAAAAGAGGTTGTAAAACCACGAAGTCCGAATGCACCAAAAACCAGAGCAAAACTTCTTCGGAATGTTGTCCACAAAGGTGGGATTATTTTACGAGGAACAGATGTTTCTCAGCATCCCGATTATGGAATCCTGAAAAATAATTGTTAACTTTAAAATCAAATGGCTGTTGATGTCTTCGCCACGACTGCACTTGTCCGTCAAGCGTCAGGATTTGAAAGCAATACTGATGTGACGGATGGTGAAATAAATTTATTTGTGAACTCTGCAAATGCAGAAGTTCTTTCGTGCGTTGCTCAACAATATACACTGCCACTTTCTGGAAATGCGAATTATTCCTCATCGCCTGCTCAAAATTATTTGATCGAACTTGCTGTTGCTCTCGCATCTGGCGAGTGCATGTATCGCCAGTATGAAGGTCAAGGTGGTGATGTTTCAGAGCCAGGAATTATTAAGATTCGAGAAGCAAGGTCACAGTTGAAGAAACTGAAAATGGGAAGCATAAAACTTTTTGATTCAGAGGGTTCAGAACTTGCAGGGTTGACTTCCGCTGTTTCTGCTCTCATGGGATTTCCGAACGATTCGACAGATGATGATACGAAGCCGAAGTTTGAAATGACAGCGAAATATTAAAAAATGGCTCAACGCTTTATTGATATCCAGTTCGATATTGAGGGTGCGAAACAAGTTTCTGCATCTCTTGATTTTATCGGGGATGCTCTTGATGATTTTGAACAACCATTGAAAAAGACAACAACACTTCTTTTGTCAGTGATTCAAAAACAGTTTGACTCAGAAGGGAATGAATTGCTTGGAAGAAAATGGGTGGCTCTTGATCCAGTTTACAGAGCAAGGAAATCGAAACAGTTTCCGAATAAAAAGATTCTTGAGAGGACTGGAAAGATGCGAGGGAATTTTCAGAGTGAATTGTCAAAGGCTTCAACAGCAATTTTCAATCCGACTTCTTATTTTAAGTTCCACCAGTCAAAACTTCCAAGGCAAAAACTTCCGAGAAGAATCATGATGAAGATCGATATTAAGCGACAAGCTGAGATTTTCAGGTTTTTTACGGTTTACTTAAATGAAGTCGCAGGGCATTTCGGAAGGAAAAAATAAGTTCTGGACATTTCAGGCACAAGTAATGTAAAATAAGAATAAATGGACAGGATCATTCGCCAGATCATCGCCTTGATAAATTCCAATGTGAAAGTCGCACGTGGGATCAAAAAGGTGTATTGGGGTGATCCTTTTTTTATTCCTCGTTCTTCTTTACCTGCGATTGCAGTGAATCCGAACAGAACAGTTGTCGATCTTGCAGATACTGAAAGAGATAATGATAATATTATAATTGATATTGCTCTGATCCTTGATGCGAGGGATTCTTTTAATGCATCTGGAACTGAGGAAACGGTAATGTATGAAGCCACGAAAATAATGGAAGAAAGGGAAAGTGGAACTTCTCATGAGGTCAAAGATAATACGGTTCTTGGAATTATCAGAAAAGATTTGTGGGCAGATACGGATTTTGTTTTACGAACAACAGGAACTCAGATTGATTATGGCTTTCGTGAAACGAGAGAGTTTCCAACAGTTGAAGCAGTTTTGACTTTGACTGCTCAGAGTAAAATTTACACAAGATCATAAAATGATGCAAAATATGGTTCGGACATTGCCGAAAAAAAAATATTTGTATAAAATGGGATCAAATATTACGATTGAAGCAGAAAGTGTTTCCGAAGCAAGGAAAATATATCGTAAAAAATATCTTAATAATAAATAATCATGGCAGTCACAAGCACAATGCTGGCTTCGACAACTGAAATAACAACTTTTCAGTTTACTTCCACCGCAACAGCGGACACTCAGACTTATGACATTGCGAAAACAAAAAGAGTGACGATCAGGTCAAAAGACTTGGCGGCAGATACTTTTGTTGTCGAAGTTTCAATGGAACAGAGTCCAGCGGCAGGGGATTGGCAACAAATAAAAGATAACTCTGGGGTAAATCCTCTTGCAGCACCGGGTGCTGATTTGGATTTTTCTGATGATGTCCAGAATTATCGCAAGATCCGTTTCACAAGAACAGGGGCTGTTGATGGTCCAGTTGTGATCACTGTTGGAATGGAAAGGTTGAATAAAAAATAATTTTTATAAAATGATGAAGAAATTTCTTTCGTTTTTGGTGGGGTGTCTTGTATTCACAAATGCTTTTGCATTCGATTATACAGGACAGCCGAATGATATTTGGAAAAGAGTTTCAACTTCGATCTTTCCAACAACCGCAACCGATGAAATCGGGAGTGCGGGTGCACCTCTCGCAAAAATTTATGTGACAGACTTCGATGTCGCAGGAACTTGTACAGGGTGCGGAGTCGCAACATTTATCGGGCATACTGATACACCTGCAAATTATACTGGCTCAGCTTTGAAAGTTGTCAGGGTCAATGCAGGGGGAACGGCTCTTGAATTCAGTGCAGCAGGTTCAGGTGATATGGTTGGAGCAAATAATCTTTCAGATGTCGCAGATGCAGCGACTTCACTTTCAACGATTGGGGGAATCGGTGCAGCGACAGTCGATTCTTTGACAAATAAAACGATCGATGCAGACGGAGTAGGAAACTCAATTACAAACATTGAAAACGCAGATATTAAAGCAGGTGCAGGGATCGTTCTTTCGAAGCTTGCGACTGATCCTCTTGCTCGTGCAAATCATACTGGAACACAGCTTGCAGCGACTGTTTCAGATTTTGCATCCGCAGTCGGATCTTCAATTTCGACTTTCACAAATAAAACTCTTGATGCTGATGGAGCGGGAAATTCCATCACAAATATTGAGAATGCAGATATAAAAGTTGGAGCGGCAATTGATTCAGCGAAAATTCATGATGGAACAGTTTCAAATACAGAGTTCGGTTATCTGAACAATGTATCTTCTGCGATTCAGACTCAGCTTGACTCAAAAATGGCGACTTCGACTTATGATCCAACTTCTGTTGCAGGTGATTCTTTTTTGATTGCGAACTTTCCTTTTCCAAAAATCGGAACACCGACAACGATTGATACTCTTGGGGAATCAATGGATTTTGTTATGTCCGCAGGGTCAAGTGGAGAAAATTATATATCAGATGCAGGGGGTTTGACTTATGATGTTGCAGCAGGTTCAGGATATATAAGAATTTCTGATGATCACTCAGCAGGTTTGAGAGCGATCGAATGGAGTGCGGCGTCAGGTGAAACGATTGTCGCAGACACAGTCGAATATGTCGGGGTTGAATATAATGCAGGGAGTCCACAGCTTGTTTTCAAAGCAAGTGATACTTGGAATATGCACGATGA